CTTGCGTATGGATTTCGGGGTTTACACGATTAACTCTCATCCGAAGTAAAGCCAATTCTTCCATCATACTTGCTTTTTCTTCCCTTTCACGTCTCTCTTCCTGTAGTGCTAAGAATTCGTCAGACAGAAGCATACCAGTTGGATATTCAATAGAAATATCAACAAATCTGGAATACATCTGATAACTAACAACTCCTCCAGCACTCGGGGTCAGTCGAGATAGTACCAAAGTACCATTTTGACCAATCCCAGTTACAAGATTTCGATGGGTGTACGGGGAAATCCAAGGCAGCTTGATAGCTGAATTTTGATTCTTCGTGATGTTAATTGTGATATGTGGACACTGTGATAGTTGTAAAACGTGTTGGGTCCTAAGATTCAACTGATCAGCATTAATATCTGGGAAATATGATAATCGTAATCCACCCAATTGGGCGGGCTGTGCTGTTATTACAAAAGTAACTTCAACACTCGCACGAAAGTTCATAAAACCTGAGATCTTATTGCGAATTTGCTTTAAACCTAGCATGGCGTCCGGAAATTGTAGAGAATTCAAGATATCACCTGGAGCTCCACCTTCTGGTATTGTTCCATCTGCTATCTTGTAAACTCGTTCTAAAAAGTCGATTATATTATGTCCTCGGCCTTCAATAGCTGTCGATTTGAGCTCTTCTGACAATTCTGACTCTCCTGGAATAGTTTGCTCCTGTGCAGGGGCAACTTCCTGGAATGTTAAGATTTGTTTTGGTAAGAGATCCATTTCTTCAGACGTATTGGCAGCCAAAGACGCACCGCCACCACTACTTGGTGCGGCCATCATTCTACTCATTGGACTAATATCTACAGTTTCAGCAATACTTTAAAATTCAACAGTACACTCGTATCAATATGTACTGCCTACAGTTGGCATGCTTAGCCTTTATTTTAAGTCGCACACAGGCATGCTATAGAGGTAAATACCTCTCGACTAGTGGTTGTCCCCACATCTAACTTACAACTATCAGAATATTGTGGATATATACAACCATAATTTCGTAAATTTGTTTTATAACCTCCAGTGATCCCGTACGAATTACACGTACGCCTAACACACGCCTGAGCGGTTCCGGGTTCTGTTCCTACTTGCAACTCAAAGATTTTCCGGGTCTTGCGACCTTTGGTCTTTGGTTATTTTCGGGATTTGCCACGGATCATAGGTTAATCATAAAATTTATCTTTACACAGGCAGGAAATTCTCAAAATTGGATTTGAGACCCACGCCGCGTCGGTAAACCATCTCTTGGAAATCGCTAAACGCCATCAAAGGCATCTTAACCTTTCCCTCAAGACCCTGTTCCACCAAAGCAGCTTGAATTCTCTGTGTCCATTTCGTATAAACCTCCTTGCCATGATAAACAAACTCAACACAAGCAGTTTGAATGTTTGTGCTAAGTTGTTCATATTTTTCTTGTTTCGTTTTGCACTTATCCCAATTCAACATCTCTAAAATAACGGAAAGCTCTAAAGGAGCTAACCATCGAGACATAGTTGGTTCATATACAAATTTGCGTTTTAAGAGAGACACTTCATGAAGCGTCCGATAAACCTGCTTTCCATCACTTTTTGCTTCGTCTGTAAACTTATGCCCTAATGATAACATCTTTTGAGTTATATCATCAGGAGTTATTAGACCTCGCAAATCGTGACTTAACACAGCTATTAAATCATCTCCAAAACCTCCCATTCTAAAATGGTCAGTAATTTTCTTAATGATTATGCTAGCCGTTGCAGCAGCTTCCTCATCATCTCCACGAATTATCTCTCGTAAAAGCAATAACAAAACATAGAAAAATAAAATTTCATCATACATCGTATTTATAACAGTAGTTAAAGGATTTCCAGATGGTTGCGAATGTGTTAACATATACAAAACCTTCTTAAATAATAAAACACTGTTACAAATCGATGACCATAAAACATAAGTGGTGAGATTGTCAACGCGTTTGTAAAGTCGTTCAATAATCCGGTAGACTACCCACAGCAATTGAAGATTCAAAGAACCATCAAAATTACTATGGTCGCCCGCTAGGAAATTTGGCTCATTTACATCAGCAACCTGATTAAGGTATTTGACAAAAGTCGTCCAATCTTGTGAATGAACGTCTGCACCAACAAGGGATCCATTTCGTATCCGCTGTCTCATAAAAACAGCACAAAATCCAAGATAAAACATCCGAATAGCTATTGTAAAATGCATGGGTCCACCAGCAAAAATGCGGGTTTTCCCTTGATCTACTTTCGCGATCGGTCGTCTTTCATCTTTAAAAAGTGCTGTAAAAACAACGGGCTCTCGTATGCCTTGCGCAGCTTGGTCTATTAAGTAAGTTACATCAGTTTTCAATTCTTCATTGTCAACATCAAACTCACCTTCTTTTCCAAGCCACTGGGTTTTTCCCATACCTTTTTTCGTAAGGGTGTATGGGTACCCGGGAGATGTTTGTCGATTCATTGAGGGGAGATCCTCTCCAGGAATCCCCCGAATCGATTCGTCGTAAGTGAGTTTTCGCATCAAGTATTGGTTTTCATCATCAATAGCAAATTGTTGTACACCATAGTTTTCAAGTATTTCTAGGTCTTCGTCAGGAATAAATACATCGTTTTTACCAAAGTATTTATCCATATTAAAATCCAAATTTACTTTCTCACCATTGTACTCAAAATCTTCTAAATTAGCAGGTTTTGTCATTGGTTCTGTAACCAATCCATGAATCGGAGACTCACTTATTTGGGATTGTTTAGCAGTGAAAACAGCCTGAGTGACTGTTCCCAAAGGATAGTATCCGCTTTGCATCATAGAGTGCGGAATCTCTAGTTTTTCTGTTCCTATACTATCAATAGAAGGGGCAGAAACCAAGCATTGCGGCTTGATTTCGGAAAGTACAGCTTCAACTTCTTCATAAGATATTGCTTGTGCATATCCAGTGCCAGTTTTACCAGCAATATGGATACCTAATATTTTCTTAGGTTGCCTGGCATCTAATGCCATAATGGGCGCACCACAACATCCTGGAAAGGTTTCAGCTAAATACTCAAAGTAGTCAGTATACGTAATGATTGTTCCGTCATCTGCGAGACTTCGTAACTTTTCAGTTTTCGGTTTTCCATCAACAACAAATTTCATGTTTACAAACATGTCTAATTTAGATGCGACTCCAAATAATTCATAACAGGTCAATTGCGCTTGAATAGCGCCTAAATTTTCCAATTCTTGACGTGTATTGAACATTGAAGTTATATCTTTGTGTTGATGTACTTTATCCGGAAAAACTAAAAAGACGAGGTCTTTGTAGGTGGAATCATCATTAGGTAGACTAAGTACTCGAATCTCTTCCATAGGGATCTTATAAGGGGCGGCTATATTCGCATTGTCAATCGTAATATAAGCTTTCTGATTAGGTAAGCGCGTATCATATAATAAATGACGCGCAGTAACAGCTACACGACCTTTTATAAATAAAAGGTGCATAGCATTAGAAAAGCCAGCTGAGCCAGCAACTACACGATACAAATTATAATAAACTTTTTGTTTAAAATATTCTGTTGAATTTGAATCTGTGTATGCTTCGGCTAACGAAATCTTTTCTGTACTATGAAACTTACTCGAAGTTTCAACTCTAATCGTCTGCTTAACTTTCGTTTTATCTTGCTTTTTAGTCGCCTTCTTTGGGTCTTCACGATTGTATTCTTGTAAAATCTGCACAATCTTATTCATCCGGGGTTTCTGTTTCTTACTTTTTGATTCTGTCGCAACTCGCGACCAGAATGTAAATAAGTCATCAACATTCTCCCCAGGTTCAACTAACTTGAAATGTCCGTCAAACCATTGACTAAGATTGTGTAAATCATCATAAAAGCCATCATATTGTGCATCCAACTTATCAAAGTTTTCTGCAATATCTAAAACAGCTTCAAAGATCTGATCTTCGCTCCATCCGATTTGATATCGAAATTTGCGAACACCAGGTACTTCATACCATCGTTGACCATCTTCTTCATAAGAAAGAGGTTCTTCATGTTTCCGTTGTCGTTTCCATTGTCGTTTTGGGTACATGTAATTATAAATTACATAACAGAGGGAAGGGACCAATACTACAAAACTTGCAGCTATAGTCCATCTGTGGTTCTTAATAAAATTGAATGCGCCACAGGTCGCATCCGAAGTACTAATTCTTGGCATATCTGGAAATTGAAATCCAGAACTAAAAGGGTTAGAAAAAGGATTGCCAAGAATTTCAGAATAGGAACTCCCAGAAGGGGAATTCCCAAATATTTGAGGAAAATATTCTGAAATGCCTTGTACGCGAACAAGGTCTTCATCATGTGGGACATCAGATGGACGTCCTCTCAAAGCGTATTTGTGGAGAGCTGAACCAAAATTAATAAATTCTTTATGGTTCTGCATCAATCCTATTTTCATTTTCGTGAATAATTGATCATAAGTAAGATTTTCGTGTATAATCTTCCCAGAAACGGGATCTGTGATGTCGAAAATATAAACATCAGTGCGAAGTTCTTCAGAGAGACATAAGTCGGGTTTCAAACGATACCAACTTTGGCCTCGATCTGAGTACAAGTCACCAAATTCTGGCTTGACTTTAACTTCTACTTGTAGATCAATTCTTCGCCTAAAGGCGGCAGGATCACGGAGAATATTGTTCAAATTTGGATTTCGATTATTGTCTGTGGAAATTATCACTTGAGAGTTGAAACGAGCAAACTTTTTAAGGTCTACTTCTGCAACACTCAAGGGACATTCAGCATTATTTGCTAGGTGAATTATTTCCGCAAAAAACGGAACTCCTTCACCATGCTCCTCAAAAAGTTGAGAAGCATCATCACAGACACAAATCTTATGCATTTCTGCATTATAATTCGTCCAATATTTTTCTCCTGTTTTCCTGAAGTAAATATACGATGCATATTCTTTCATTTGTTCTTCATTTAGTCCTAACTCACGCAAAAAATCAATGGATAAAACCCATGCTAATCTTGTTTTGCCTACACCTGGTTTTCCAGCTAACTGGAAAAATTTAGGTGCTTGTCTAAATCCTCTCCCTGAAATAGGAGAGACACTTGCAGCCTTATGCAATTCACGTATAACGTGAAAATATGCAAGAAAGGCTTGTTTCTGGGCGGGTAAACCTCCCAGACGCAAAGTGTCTATCATTTCCAGCGATTGTTTAAACAGGCTATCAACAAGTTCAACTTGTGATCTATGCGTTAGTAGTTTTTCGCGATTTGGTATAGTAGAAGCATTTTTAATTGCTTCACAAAGTTTATCGAGCCTATCTTCAATTGAAATTAAAAGGGTCGGCGATTGACCTGTTGCTACTTCTTCACAATAAACTACTGCAGAACTAACATAAGACTTCATGGTCTCATATAAAGCGGATATACCTCTACATCCGCGCATCGTTATTTCACATCTTCTCATAAAGGAGTCATAATCTCCTTTTCCAGGTATTTTGTTCAGAAGGAACAAACTACAAACAGATAAGATAAGGGCACCAATTGCTTGAATTGGTTTCATTTTGGCAATATCAAACATGCCTTCAAAGGTATTTAGAGCTTGAGCTCTAATTTCTTCAGGTACTTGTTTTTTATTGTACCATGGAGCATTTAAATCTCCATTCCTAAACCAATTCAATATGGCATCAGCAAGTATGCAGAGGGCATAAATGCTGGTCATCTGGTCTCCTAAATTTGGCCAATTGGCAACTAAAGCAGAAGCTCGAACAAGCCAATCATCAGATCTCATTACTATTATTAACGTAGATAAATGTCCTAAAAGGACTTTATATTCTTCTTTTTTCGGTTGTAAAACATTCTTTAATTGATTAAATAAATCAGTCAATAAATCCATTTTTAACTCAACAGAAAAGCCTTTATAAGCTTTAAAGTCAAGTGATGGAAAACCTTGTGGTTTCAAAAATTCATCGAACTCATCATCATGACGAGTTTTTAAAGTATGTTTCATTTCCGAATCAAGAGCACGAATATGTCGTTTGTAACGTTGTTGTTTTTTAGCGTCACTATATTTATCTTTATTTTCAAAAGTAGTGGTTTCTTCAGATCGGTGTGTTTTCGAGTCTCGCTTTGTGTTACCATTAAGCGTAATAGGACCAGGATTAGATTCCACGCCAGCTCTCAGAAGGAGAGCTTGTATAATACAACGTGGATCGTAATGTATATCATGGTTCTTAAGGAACCACCAATAATATACACGCGGGAATTTGCATTTAATAAAGTGGGTTTCAGAAGGATCCCCACTATAAGCAGTAAACAATTGAGAGGCATATTCTAAAAACATTTCTCTCGAATGTTCAGCCACAAATTCTATTTCTATTTTAATGTCGGGATAATTGTACAAATCAAATCTCTTATACTGTGGTATCATAAATGAAAATCTAGAGAACATTTCAGGTGAAAGGACTGGATATAAATTCCAATCTACACCTTCTACTAATTCTCGTTCATAAAATCTCATATAAATCGGCCCTGGATTGGGCTCAATACCTTCAGTTGTGAGGTCTTTGATATGACCTTCATCCTGGATCACAGATAATTCTAATAGTCCATTCAGCAGCATTTCTGAATCATTCCTATATTTTTCAAATAAATTCATTACAAAAGGGGCATGGGATAGTGAAATTCGTAAAGGTACACCTATATCAAGACAATCATCTTCAAGATCAAGATATGTTTTAAACATATCTACAAATCGTAAAATTGACTTTCTATCATTAAACGTATCATATACTTCTATCATAAGTCCAAAATCATCACATATCCAAGTATTACATGCATGGATGTAATCTTTTTCTTGTGATATCTTAAGACATAAACGTTTCATTAACCATTCATTTTCATAAATCATATCATTATCAATAAGGATTGTCAGGGCTGCATTCAATAAACTTGAGGGATTAAATCTAATTTCCGAGGTTTGGTTTTGATTTGTATTCATCTTGTATGTGGGCTATTCTGCAATAAAGCATTTCGCCAATAGAATGTGCTAAGAAGGAAAGTGCACGCACTTGTGTTCTTGTATAAACTTAAAAGTCTACAAGACGTATTCCTAATGATTGCATTACGGGCAATTCTAAAACGAATCGAGGCTTTAATCTAAAAAGTGTCGATTAAACAAATAGTGTATTTCTACAAAAGGTTGTTGTCCAAAAACATTAACAGTCATAATACATGATCTAACATACTGTGGTTTTGGTACTAGAGTCTTAGAAATCAAAAGAGTTTTCAAAGCGAAAGAAATTGTTACAGAGCCTACATATATGCGGGTAGTAATAACAAAATCAATGGTAATTCAACTAATTCAAAATCAGTGTTTAAAACTAACTTAAATTCCTAAATAACTTTCATCGAAAAGTAAGTAAATTGTCTCCAAGCTATAATCTTCTTCTGAACTCAAACATTCAGTAAGTGATCGAACTCCTTGGGTGTTTCGTTGAACTCTAACATTCATAACAACTACGGTATTAAAATTAAAAGCTTCGATTTTTGCTTAATTGAGGTGTGAGACTTAAAAGTCTC